GTTCACGGCTTGGAAAGCATCCAAATTACCGGGGTATTTCTTGGTCGCATCGCTGGAATCAGCAACGCCGGAAAGCCATGCTGTGTTGTCGCCAACAGTTCCATTTGCGTTAGGAACAAGTTGAGGTGCGCCCGGTGTGTTTCCACCAATTGCAATATCCAAGTAGGTCGTCGTCACTGTCAAATTACTGTGTGCCATATTATGTCATCTCCATTATTTTTTTTCTCATCCACCATCACTTAAGGTCACGAATTGAAGCGTGTCCTCCGAAGAAAGTCGTCCATAGTTCTCCCATAGTTCGGTACATTCCTTCTTGTCCAAGACGGTTGATTGCGAATGGGTCACCAGTTTCAATACCACTCTCGAAGTATTGGGTCGGGATAGCGGTTGAGAAGTACAAGTAGTCCGTATCGAGGAAGTACATGCGGCTCAAGGTGTCTGCTTGAACATCCTTAGATGGGATGATTGGGACACCGTTGTAGGTAGCGACGATGAATCCGGCTTCGATACCGGGAACACCCTTCACACCGTTGTAGGTAGGAGTGATTCGCTTCTCTTCCATGAATCGCTGTTGCGACTGTAGGAGTTGTTGAAGGCGCATCAAAGTGTCATATCCTGTAAGGATGACCTTTGGATTGCCACCACGGGTCCATGTCTTTTGGAAGATGGTGTCCAAGTGGTCGAGGGAGAGAGTTCGGTCAGTACCGGAGTTCTCATCGTGTTCTGCAAGGGACCAAGAGTTTGCACTTCGGTCGATTGAGTAAATGTCTTCGTTAGCGGAAGAAGATGCACCAGTGGTGATTCGGTCAAGTGACTCGAAATCGTTGCCAGCGGCGGTAGCCTTGTCAACAAGAAGCATCTTGTTGATATGCTCGGCGTGGTGCTTACCCATTTCTTCCTTGAGGATTGAGCGAATGTCGCCCAGTCCGTCATCCTTGTCAGCAAGGAACATTGCAGTTTCGCTCATGTCGAAGGTGTGAACCACAGTCTTCGGCTTTGCGGCAATGTGTTGGAAGATAGGCTTGGTTGTGTCCGGTAGGGTTGCGTTTTCTGCAACACCGCCGCCAACAGTGAACGAAGGTCGTGCAGTGATGACTCGCCATCCACTGCGTTCCCACGGTCGCTTTGGTAGGATTGAAAATGCGTTGAACTCTTGGTTCAATTGGGACCAAACTTTGCGACCATAAATCGCTTGGTAAGTACCAGCAGTTGAGGACAGCATAGGGCTGTCAGCCTTGAGCAACTCACTACCGGAGTAGGAATAGCCCATTGCGTTCCCTGCGCCGTAGTAGTATCGTTCCATGTCAGTCACGCTTCGGATATAATCTCTTGCCATATTTTTCATCTCCATTATTTTTTTGTTTTTCAAGCCCCTCGTGTGACCGAAGCGGCGAGATTGTGTACTTCATCCCAAGACATGTTGCCCAAGTCTTGTGTGGATGGGACTTCGACATTCGTTGTAGAAGCCGACTTTTGAATTGATGTGCCGGAAATGGCGATGTTATCAATTCGCTCACTTAGAGCGTTGATGGACTTCATCACTTCATTGATTGGGGCACGAGCATCGAACTCGGCTTTTTCAGCCTCATGCTTTGCGATTGCCATTTCTTTGCTCAATCGGTCAGCAAATTGAGATTCAAGGTCGCCACGGAATCCTTGTTCCAATGCGGCGGCTTTGTACACTTCGTATGCGGCTTCAATATCACTTGAAGAAACATTGTTGTGGTTAAGGTAGCCCTTGCTCATCGAAACAGGTCCGAGTGCGCCGGATGGGGTCTTACCACCGGTTGAGGTGATAGCGTTGATTGCACCAGTTGATGGGCTTCCGTTCTCTTGTCCTCGGCCACGGACTTGACCACCGAAGTAGTCAGCACCGTCAACAGCGTCGGGGTTGTCGAAGCCACCAAGTTGTGCCTTCTCCAAGTTGTCGAAATGTGTTCGTGCTTGCATAGTGTCAACACCAGCAGATTTGAGGGTGTCTTCCATCCAGTTTAGGTATTCAGCGGTGATTACATCGCTGTATTCACTCTTTGCGTACATCTTATCATCTTTCATATCTTCATCATCCTTTTTGTCTTCGTCTTTGTCAGCGAATGGGTTTTTGGATTCTTTCTTTTCCTCTTTGGGTTCGGAATCATCCTTTTTGTCGTTCATGTGTTCTTTGAGGCCGGGAGGCATTTCGCCTTTTTCCATTGCGTCAAGTCGTGCTTCAAGTCTGTTCATAACATTGTTTAAGTCATTTTCTGTGGTCATGTTGGTGTCCTCCTTTAGAATGCGAAATTGTGCTTCGGGGTTAATTCCCTTTTCACAAATCGTAATCTCATGTAGTTCCATCTTACTAATTTCTTGGTAATCTCCGTGTTCTCCATCGGACTTTCGCACTCGCTTGAATGCCTGTCCTCCAATGGAAAATCCTTGCAGATTACCCTTACGGATTTCTGCGGCCACTTCACGAGCCTTTTCAATGTCGTTGCGAAGTGAAACAACCACAAACATACCAGTATCATCAACTTCGGATTTCCACATCCTTCCGTTTGAGTCAACATAGGAGTCAATAACTTCTCCCACTTGAATGTTAGAGTGAGCAAGTTGTACATTGCGGAACTTGTCACTCTTCATGAATCCGCCAAAAGCATCCTTTAGTGCTGAACGGGTAATGAGGTCGCCTTGCTTGTCCACCAGTTCAACTGATGCGTAGCCAGCGATAACCATATCGGAACTGCCCTTGATGAGAGCAATGCCGGAGGTAGGTCGCTTAAGGGACAACATTACCCTCCGATTCATTGTCATGGTATATAGAATGATACTATTACATTGAAAGAGTTGGAGTATCATTTTCATCGTCATAAACGATGGACTCGTCTTCATCGGTCTTCATTTCAATGTGTTTTATTGGCTTTTTCTTTTTTTCTGCGGAATCGGGTTTTATTTCCTCTTCATCCGGCCTTTTCTTGCCATCATAATCCGGTAAGTTGCTTTCTTCGGTTAATTTTGTAGGACCGCTTGGTGATTCTATAGGTGTAGCCATATCAATTCCTAAGCCTTTTGGTCCAGTCCAAGTCAATTTTTCTTTAGCAAGTTGGTCTAAAGCCCTACTGATTACTTCAAGTGCTTTCTTTGTTGAAGGTTTAAGCAAACGATTGTCGTCTTTTTCATCCAACACCCCTGCCGATTGCTCATCTTGTCTTTTACGACTCGGTACATCTTTTTCATCCATTTCCAACTTCATAAGATGACCTTCAATCATCAATGGAGCAATGGTATGCCAATATGGATGAAGACTTTCTGCTAATGTGATTGAATAGTTTGACTTTCTCAAATCACCCAAAGCGGAAGAAGGTGTGTGTAGATACCAACTTTCTCCAATCCTTTCAACTTGATATACCACAGTGTCGATATTTTTCAAAATTACTTGAATGGTATTGTTGTGGTATTCTAAATCGTGTGGTATGAGTATAGGTGAAAATGACTTTGTGAGTAAGTCGAGTGATTCTGTGCTGGCCGCACCTTCGCCTTCACCTTCACTTTCTATTTGTCCCACTTGTACATTGTACACATCTCGACTTTTTCTTCGCTTCTTAGAAACACCAGTAATAGTCGCTCGAACAATATCGCCAACTTTGAATGCCTTTTGTTGATTGTGTGCTGTTCCTACATCCATGTAAAATTTGTTTTTATGTGTCACAGCCCGGTTGCCCAATGATTCACCATCAAGAATTGGACCAGCACCAAGTTGGTATGAGAATGGACCATTACCCTTACGGTTAAGGATAATGAAATTGAAGTCACGAGTTTTACGCAGTAATAACCACTTTGGATGACGACGCTCTCCTTTCATATATGTGGATTTGTTGTCACGCAGAAGTACAACTTTATGTTCATTCTGTAAAATTTTAACAGCATCTTCAAGTCCTTCTTCATCAGTCATTTTAGTGTCATGCGGGCCGGGAATAATGACATTTTCATGGCTGTCAAACTGCCCTCTTAGCACTTTCATGCGTTCATGCATCAACATTTCACTCACATTGGTATCATCATAATTGATAATGTCAATGATGTTCAAATCTTCTTCACCTACAATACCATCAATAACAAAGTTATTGTCATTTAGTTCTGCAAGGCTTTCTTTGAAGGCTTTTTTCAATCCTACTTTACGGCCATTCTCGTCGTAAGTGGTAATTTCATTGTCCTTTTGTACGATAATAACACGCTTACCATCGTACCATTTACTCACAACCCAAGAACCACTGAACCCTCTCAAGTGTTCAAGGTCGCTTAAATCAAAGATACGATGCATGGGTCGTACAGGTGGAACCCATTCAGCATCACTACTCTTTGTTAAAAGAACATCCGGGTTCAAAAGAGAAGTAATATATTCTCCCATCTCACCCAAAGCAATACGGTCTTCTGCTGTTTCGTAAGTTAATGGATTCATTGCTAAAGCCGGTGATGTGGCATTTTGTACTGGTATGCTTTCTAAACCTTGAAGCACTTGACTACCTACTTCATTTCCATGTAAACCAGTAATTGCATCTTGCCATGTATTTTGAAACAACTTTGGTTCAGTAAAAGTTCCAACTATAGGTTCACCATCACTTGAAAAATCAATTCCAAATGTTGATTGTTGAGGATTAGCCACCGAATGTACTACACCGGCTCCGGTGTGTGTTGGTATGATACCATAGGTATCGGGGTTTATTCCACCTACAGGTACAGGTTCTTCATTAAAACCAACAGACAGTGTGGTTTTTTCTTGAGGTGTTATGTTATCAATGTTAATTTGATTTTGATTCAAGGCGACAATACTATCAAGTCGGTTTTTTGAAGCACGAGTCTTGTATTTTTTCTCCCCCGAACCAACACCAAAGCGATTGTGAATGTCAATTTTCTTACCGCCAGCATCAAAGAACGATAAACCAGCAGGTGTCATAAGCGAATCATCGGCTACGGTGCGTACAACATTGCTTGTAATGCTATGAATTGGGTGTTGCTTCCATTTTTCGTGTTTTGGTTGAGAGTTTTCCATTGCAATGTGGAAGCCTTCATTTACACTATCTTGCAAAAATTCATCATCACCAGCAAGATGATGCAAAAAGAAATCATCATCAAATTTACCGCTTTCCATAAGTTGGCCCACGGTACTCACATGCAAGGGTTGGTTTGTATTGTTAGATTCGTCAATTATTCGTTGAACATGTGAAGCCATGCGGTTTCTTTGTTCTGTAGTTTTTGGAGTAAGACCAAGACCTTCTAAAACTTCATCGGTGTTCATAGTACCATCAACGGTAAAAATTTCGTCACCTTGTAGATGTTCGGTTATTTTTGGATGTACACCCTTTTGTCGTTGGGGTACTTTTTCAGTTGTATTACCAAAACGGTATGCTTGAGTTTTGATACCGTGTACATCATGCGGTACTATACCCAACATTCTTTCAGCCTCAAACATCAGTCGATTGTGATTTGCAAGGAACTGTTGAGGGTCTGTTCTTGCTAATTCTTCACTAAAGTGATTTGGGTCATGTTCCAATACACGGGGTAGTAAAAATTGTGCGGCTTGAAATACAGACTCACGGCTTGCTTTGAGTAAGTTATTGAAAACTTTAGCATCTGCTTCAACAGGATTGGTTTTACCAAGTGCCTTCTTTGCGGCTTTACCTTGTAGTTGATTAAGTTCAACTGTGAGTTCTTGTATTTCATTCATAATGCGCTTTGCCCCTTCGGGACTAAACTCTCCTTGTGCCGCAGGGTCATAGAGTGTTGATTGAAGTTGTTCAATTTCTGTACGAATATCTTCTTCTCTTTGAACAGAAGGGTACATACCACCGATTGATAACGCTCTATGAATAGTGTGAGCATCAAATGGAAGTAGATTACCTTCTTTATCTTGAGTTTTAATTTTACTTTTACCCCTCAAACTTCCTTTTTTGTTTGCCTCTAACTTTTCTTGTGCCAGTTCATAACGGTGGTTTGTCAGCCATTTATGCAAACCTTCAATGTCGCCAGTGTTGAGTGCTACATCTTGTTGAGCAAGAGCATCCTTAAGTTGTTGAAATTCTATGTTATTTTCATCGTCATCAATATCCCCATGAAGGTGATTAAAAACTTCGGTTGCTGAATTGTTGTTCAATTTTGCTAATGCAGTTAAAATCCTCATATTTTTGGCATCATCGGCGTTTCTAATGTACCGCTTGGTATGTGCAAACGATGGTTGTGTTTGCCCCATTCCTTGAAAATCTATGAAATCGTCATGGTCAGCACCATAAGTGACAGGTATTTTTCCATCTTTTAATGCCTTGAGTTGTTCCATTGAAGTTTTGTTGGGTGCATGGGGTGAATTACTTCGACCGAGCATAGTTTTGAGATAATGTAGTTTTCTTTTCTTTGCTAATATAGGCGTATCACCGCTATGTGATGAATATGCTTGTTCGGGATGAGTAGTTTTCATAGCGTTAGATGTAATGGATGGATGGAAATACCGTGTTTTAAATTTCTTTCTTTCTGCACTGTTCATGTTCCTTATTGCATATTCTGTTTGAGGTGAAAGCGTTGTTTTGTGAAGAGTCCAGTTGTGTTTTTCACCCGCTAATGTTCTTGTAAATACATTGGCTGGTGAAAATATGTTTTCCAACAAAGTGCGTTTATCGCCTTTATCAAACTTTTTTGTGACTGGGTTCCAAGTACCAACAGGATTTGCTTTTCCAGTACCAAAATGCAACCCTAATGACATATTTTCCGGGTTTACATTTAATGGTTCATACTGTTTTGAACCTGTTATCGCATTGGTATGCGGTATAGTTTCAAACATTGAAGAAAACTCCGGCATAGTATCGTCTTCCTTTATGCTTGAAGTTTGTACTGGCTTTTGACCTTCACCAGTAAAGGGGTTAAAAGGCTCATCAGCATCTATGGAAGCAGGTAATAGTTCATCGAGCGTCAATTGCATTCCGGGCGATAAACTGTGAATTATTTCGTTGTAAGCAGAATGAGTCATACCTGCTCCACCACCTACATCAAAACCTTGACTCCAAAATTTAGCCGGTCCTACGGTGAAATTACCATTACCACCAAGTTGCCAGTGTTTGGGTACATCTTCATCGGGATGAGGGCCATGTGGGGATTGAAGGAAAGAAAGGTGTTCCCTCATTTCCTTTCCTCTTGATGCGATATTACCGCTTAATTTTGCTTCTTCTTCCATATTTTCTATGTCTTCTAATGGTATAATAGGACCATCCATGTTTCCGTAAATAGGGTGCTTTAACAGTGGTTTACGGGTTTTAGGGTCATAACCGGCAAGGAAAAGAATATCTTCCATTGACATAAATGCTTCATGTGGACCTTGCATGATAGTTTTCTTTTTTGGTCGATGGTTTCTTGATGATGCCCATAGACCTTTTACTCCATCTTTTGTTTCAAGGGGGTAAGATTCCGCCATGTCATTTTTGTCAAGATTCAACTTTGGTAAGAAACTGAATGGTTTACCTACCCACTCACCGTTTTGGTCTTCTTCGATACCATGAGCATCATGCAACGCTTCAATGATATAATCAGCAATAGAACCAGTTGCTTCTTTTTTATCATCCAACAGTTGGTATGTATGAGCGGCTTCACCAAAGGCATTTTGCAAAAACCTGTTTTCACCTTGACTATAATCTTCCATACTTTCCATACGATGATATGCATTAGCACCTCTTTGCTCATCACCTCGTGTAGCCCAATTTAACTCCGGTGTACGACGAATTAAGTTATTCCAAGCAATGCGAGCAGAAGGTATTGTTTCACCGTTGGGTAATTTTAGAAGAGGGCTTTTATCAAGACCACCTTCTTCATGTATTCGACGCATAACTGCTGTACGCTCAACAGGGTTTAGCCATTCAAGACCATACATGTACCCCTCATGACCAAGTGCCGATGGGTGTTCATCACCATTTTCATCAACAACATAATCGTCACTTACCCATTGCTTGGCTCTTGCTTCAAAATGAGCAACTCGCAAGCGATTCTCATTTTCTTCTGCCGAACGACCTTCCGAAAGATTTGCCTCATTCATTTTGATAGCATCTATGTTATTTCGTTTCCATCGTTGATAATCTCGTTGATACAAGTCATCTTGATGAGAAATATTGCTACCATTTACTCGGATTGGTCCTAATAGTGTTTTTTTATTGTGACCAAAAATAAGTGGACTTTTGACCTTTTCAAGTTCATCGTGTAGTAAACCTTCCATTCGTGCTTCTTCTTTTGAGTGTCCGTTGAAAATGTGACTTCTAAACTTTTCAACAAAAGCCGGATAACCACTTGTGGAATTAGTATGCAATAAAGGATGAACGGAAGAATGGAATGGAAAATGGATTTTTGTGTAGGGTGAGCCGGGTTCGGGGGTAAAAGAAGGCCATACAGCATGAGAATGCATTATGTCTTTTGCACCACGCAGACCTTTATTCCAAATATGGTTTGTAGGTTCATTGTAAATTTCTTGACGACCAAGAAGCATACCCGGTCCTTCTGCTACCCCCGCTTGGGTATTTACCGTAGCAATATCTTGACTTGCTATTTTTTCTCGTTGTGCATCATCTTTGACAATCATTTCAGCACTGTATTTCAAAGTACGAAGAGTGTCATCGGTAGGTGCTTTTTCTAAAGACTCCCACGCTATGATGTATTCTGCGGCATTAAAGGCTAAATCCTTACCATCGGCTAATGACAAAAGAAAGTCATCTTTTACAATGTTAAAATTTTCTGCTATCATGCTTTCACCGCCTTATTGTAGCGGTTGAAATTTAGGGCAAGCAAAAATATCCATACCGGGATGTAAATTACAACCTTCTCGTGGATTACCCCCACAAGTTAGGCAAGACATTGGTTTACCCTGTTCAACTTGTTCACGAACTGCCGCTTTGGGTGACTTAATTACCATGATGTAAGCCATGTGACCACATCAATATCTTCGCTCGCTTCCGCCTTCTGCATCTTCTCTTTCAGCACCAGTACCGGCGTGTGGATTCATACGACCGCCAAGTTTTCCTAAGTCAACTTTTTTGTCGTGCTTTGCTCGCTTTGGTTTACCATCTTCGTATTCAATGGTGTTGCCATTTGTAGTATAATAAGAGGTCTTAGTTTGCCCACCGGATTCAGTGACCAAATGTGGGTTTACATCGGTGATTTTTTCTTTTGGAAGTGGCTTTGGGTCTTCGATTGCGGCCTTTGCCATCTTATTGCACTCCATCTTCATACAACCACCTTTTTCCATTTTGCCACCGCACGATGGACACTTTTCAGCCTTAGCCATCTTTCCACCGCAACCACACATCTTGTTCATTTTAGAACCGCACTTAGGACAGTCTTTACATTCACATGGTTTTTTACCACAGTCACACTTACCTTTTTCAAGAAGTTCTAAACGACTGTTCATTTTTTCTGCTTTTTCAAGCATCTGCTTAACTTCATAACTAATTGCTTCAAATCTTGGCTTCATACTTACACCTCGGTTTCTTTTGCTGATTGTGCCATTTCATGAATATCTTCCCACGACATATTGTGGAACTCTTCATTTGTTTGCGGCACAGAAGAGTTTACACCTTTCATAATTGAATCATCATTCATGTCATTACGAAAAGCATCACCAGTGACATTTTCAGTAAACGGTGTCGTTGCTTTGACCATGCCCATTTTTTTCAACATTATTGTAGGGTTTGTAATCATTTTACGAAGGCGCATGTTTTCTTGCTTGAGTGATTCAAGGTCGCTGTCCATGCTTTCCATCTTTGTAATCAAAACACCCATCAATCGTTCCGCATCCGATTGTTCAGTCATTTAAATCACCTCATTGAGAGTGTCGGCCAAAAGTTCCGGTGACACGAGTATAATTTGATGGTCGAACTCCATTTGAAACAGTACCACCAAGTCGTTGTCCTTGAAGAGATTGAGCCGAAGAAGGTCGATTATCGAACTTCATAACAGGTGCGCCACCAGCGTAAATATCATTGGGACCAACTGTAAGGCCACTTTCAGCCTTAGCGATAGCGGCAGACAAATCTTCCGAAAGATAGTCTGCTACCTTACGCAATTCGTTCAATTCTTGCTTTGCTAAATTAGCATCACCAGTCGTCAAGGCACTAATAAATGCCTTTTGGTGTTGTTCCATTTTTCTCGCCATTGGGTCCATCTTGATTAAATCCATGTTCAGCCCTACCTTATCCCATGTTGTTGCTCTTTAAGAGTCTTTATGCACCTTTGAAGTTTCTTGCATTCAAAAGAGCGTTGCTATTTTGTTGCCCAATAGAGGGTTGTGGACCCCTTTGTTGCACACTTGTTATAGGAGAACCACTACCAGCCGATGTACGGCGTTGTGGAGCGGCTGGTCCTCTATTACGGATTCCCATACCTTGACCGCCGGGTTGTGGTGGCGGCATCGGCATACCACCCATTGGCATACCCGGAGGCATACCTCGCATCATTGGTGCGCCACCCATTGGCATACCCATTGGCATACCCGGTGGTGGCATTCCTCCACCCGGCATAGGTGGTGGCATTCCTCCACCCGGAGGTGCGCCACCCGGAGGTGCGCCACCCGGAGGTGCGGCAGGTTGTGGTGGAGGCTTACGATACACAAACCGAATATCGCTACTCGACTCTCCATCAACCAAATCGGCTACAAAACCAAGTTGAGTCATGCGCTGTGCGACATTGAGTTCTTGCTCATCACGGCGTAGTCGGGTAATTTCATCTTCTTCTTCATTTGGATAAAGAGTAAGTTTCCAATCGTGAACTCCCATTTGCTTCAACATTTTAGGGAATAAAACATCAGTGTAAATTTTTTGTCCAAATTCAACAGCACGATTTGTGACAAGGATTTGCATACCCTCATTACTCAAGCCACCCGACTTACCGCTATCAACCATAAATACACTCGACACACCAAAGTAAGCGGCGATACGATTACGAATTTCATCACGAACTGCAATGTACTGCATTTCTTCAAGCGTGTCCATGAACTTAATCCAATTTACACCACCACGGCCAGTTTGACTTTCAATACCGACCTTTGGAATATAATGCGGGTCACGCTCCATTTTTTCATCAACAGACTTCCAAAATGATTTCATCGACTCAAGGTTATCAGTTGTGACTGAAATAATACCCTTTGGCATTCTTCGCTTTTGATAAGCAGTGTACATGTAATTGTCCATTGCTGTAAGCGTCATCGCTTGTCGCCACATTGTATTGACTGGTGAACGACCGTACAATTTAGATGGATTGTATTTACTCAAGTGAAGAACTTCACCTTCGATGAAATACTGTGTTTTACCACTACCAGCCATATTGACATAATGTACATCATGCAAATCACTACCGCATACTTCACAGGTATCACTTTCAGCGTGTGTCTTTACTTGGTCCCTGTGGATTCTGCAAACCTTGTATCGCCCACCACGGACACCACGCTTATCAGCAACGATACGCATAAAGATAGGGTCACCCCGAATCATTTCTTTAACACGGAAAAATGCAACTTCTTTTGATTCCGGGTCAATGTAGTATTCCTTTACCAAAATTAAGAATGCATCATCAACAATGTTTAGGTCATTTTCAACCTCATTAAGAATGTGAATAAATGCTTGGTCCATACTGTTGTTTTGATTTAACAACCACTTCACATAGGTAATTTCATCATGGTCGGGGTCACGCACCGGACCCTCGCAAACATTACAAACTTGAACTTCGTGTTGGTATTCTTCACCACAGTCAGTGCATTTTTTATGAAAACGCTTTTCAAAGTAGTGTCCTCTTCGGAACATTTCTTGTCGAATTTTTGAAAGAACCGTTCTTAGAATCAAACACTCGGTACTTACTGCATAAAGCGCAGGTATGGTAATACCTTGTGCCATGACTGGTTCTTGAATACCACTTGTCCAAAGTGGCATGGTTGGAGTTGGAGATTGCTTACGCTTGAATGGTTTTCCAAGCGCACCTAAAAATCGGCTTATTCTGCTATCGTCATCTGCCATCAAAGTCCCTCCGCATATCCACCTATGGTATCAGCATCCAAGCCCCACTTAGTCAAGAGGTTGTCGGCTTTCTTTTTATCATCTTTCCAATTACTGAAAGTGACAAGTTTTTGTAATTCGTTTTTTCTCATCTTATCTTTAGAATCAATAAAAGTCAAAACAGCCTTTGCTTGTAATGATTTCATTTTCAAGTGAGGTAAGATTCCTTTGAGTAATTGTCGTAAATCATCTTTTGATTGAAAAACCAATCGGTGAAGACTCCGATTACTGTTTTTGTGAATTTTTTGATTCAAAACTAAGCGACCACAACCGAGGGCTTTGTGTAAGTTTTCACAGTGGTCTTTACCCCTTTCTCCTGTAGCAACAAATGTTGCTCTTGGCTCACCTCTTTCGCTAATAAAAATACTACCATCAGCATCAAGGAAACCAGCCGCATACGCCCAAATATCCTTGATAATCAAACCATCGGTGCCCATTTTTAGAAATTGTCCACGAGTTGGTGAGCGGTAAATGTCAAGTTCTTCGCCATACATTTTGATAAGCATACCAAGTTTACTGGGTGTAATAGACTTGTTTAAGACACCAACACCCCGACGCACAATCTCACGGCTACTTAATTCACCACTTTTTTCTAATTGACTTGAAGCAAATTCCAATGTTGTTTTATCGTCTTTTGAAATAGAATCAATATGGTGCAAGGTTTTTCTCCACATTTTTTGAGCATCTTTACGCATTTGCATTGCGTCAACCCAATTTTCTTGTTCATCAGTACCCCAATCATCAAGTTCGTTTAGCATTGAAAGTACAGAAGTAGCCTTCAAAAACATTTGAGTGAACGGTCATTTAAACCCATATATCGGATTGTGTCTTGTAAACCATCGCTCCAAGTCAAACTATTGATTGTTGCTTCAACTTCCATTGCTTTTATAGTTCTCACATCATCAATAATAGCATCAATCATATCTCGATTACTTTTGTCGTTTCGACGCATTTTTCGACACATACGAATAATTGAGTCGGCATCTTTACCGTATGTAGCCTCAAGCCACCCATCGCCATTTTTTGGAAAACCGTATGATTTTATGTCTTCTTTGATAAACAAAGACGACTCCTTGACTACAGGGATTTGTTTATTGTAAAAATGTGGATGTTGTGCTAATGTGTTAAACACACTTTTGGTAAAGTCATTACCGTTTATTTGTGGAGTATCATACTCATCACCGACAATTGCACTACCCCACATATTGGCTACCTCATTGTCCTATCATTTAGTCCTTTTTATTTCAGTGGCCTTGTTGTTGTTGATGTTGACTTAACATACGGTAATTTGGAAACATATTACCACATGTCTGACATTGTTCCATTTGCCCTGCAAACTTTTGCATTTTTCTTACTGCTACTTTATTTTTTTTCATTGCTTTCACCACTGTTGGTTTACCGCCTACGCCTTGCTTTTTTGCACGCTTGCGTTTGGTAGCGGCTCTCTTTTGACCTTCGGACATAGAGCCACTGGTCTTTGGAGTTTTACTGCTTACTTTGACGCTTGGCCTACACTTTGGATAGCCTTTGCTTGATTTGTTTGCTTTAGAACGACCACACGGTGGGTGCTTACCGTCTTTGTTTTTACGACTAACATCAACCCACTTTTCTTTGAACCAACGGTTCAAGTTCTTTACAATAAGTACATCATGACAACAAGAACAGCGTGTCATATTTTAACCTCTTTTTTCTTGATTTTGTAATGATGTTTTATTTTCATCTATTGGTCCACCTGCGGCCCAAGTATAGCAAGTTCTATCCTTATGGCACTTGAAATCATGCATCCAACAGTAGCCTAAATCACCTTCTAATGGCATACATTCTTTCATTCGTGGGCTAATATCAAAAGCAATACAATTACTACAATTTGATTTTTTAGCAACTTCGGGGGTAGTGTCCCAATGTTTTGCCGCATCAACCCAATAATTTTCATCTGTTAAATTTAATGGACCATATTTTATGTGTTCCGATTGAATGGCAGTGTTTCTATTTTTTGTATTTAGTTTTAAATCTCTTGTCGCCATAGGGCAAGTTGACCTTGCTTTAATAACATTCCAAGCCATTTCAAGCGCAATTTGGG